CAGTAACATATATTCCCATTCGTGGCACTGAAGGTAATTTGTTTTCTGAATTATCTCTTATGATATGTCCAACTTGTCTGCTGATATCTCCGTACATAACCGGTATAGTTTTTAATCCATCACTACCGTCTTTGTAAGAAAAATTACTCAGTAATCTAATAATTTGAGTAATGTATCTTCTAATCTGTCCATCGTAAAAATGTTGCATTAACTATCCGCCTTTGGTTTCAGTGCTGTAGATAAACTTTGTCTTTCAGTTACTGATTCACCAGCAATCGTTGAAGTTTTAGTATTATTAACAAATGTTCCTTTTTGAGTACTTCTTGTGTCAGTGTTAGTTAGTGTCATACGCACATTGTCTTCCATTTTCACCCAACGTCCGCCATCGCTTCTAAACAATCTGTTTGGTAAAAAATCTGTGCGTAAAAAATAATCTCCTTTGTCTGACTGTGCTGGAAAACTTATACCAAAGCCGAACTGTTCACCATTGGGTGCAATTCCATCTCCTAACAAATATCCATTGTAACCTTCTTTAGACGGAGTTTGGGTTACTCTGTCTGCTAAAGTATTTTGTGTTGTTGTGTCTAATGTCGATGTATCAGTTGTGACTAATTCTGGTTTTCCTTGACTATCTACTTGTAAAGTATAAAAATGTGCTATGTCGTATCCTGACTTAGGTGCATCTGCTTCTGCTTGTTGAATCACAGCATTATTAATTTGCATTTCTTGTTCATATGTAGACAGTACGTCTCTTAATGTTTGTCCTGTACCTGCTCCTGCATCCTTGTCTAATATCTCTTTAAATTCTTGTGAGTCGTATATCTGTTTTAATTTAACTCTGTAAAGGTGTGGATACCAAGTTTGGCTAAATCCTTCTGCCGCTCTACTAATATCTTCCACAACATAAAATCTTTTAAGTGCTACATTGAAATCATTCAGTGCATATTCGTCTTTCAGATGAGGTAATTCAAACACATCACCCGGCATAACTTTTCTGCCCAATGTTTTAACACTACTGGTGATAGGAATTGTCATAAACAATGTGTCGTTTTGTAAGAACAATCCAAATTGACTCATGTCAAAGTCAATATCTTGCACATTGTATATGCCTCTTAAACTGTACACATCTGTGTCGTATTTTCTGTCTCTATTTTCTAGAAATAACATATCTTGTATGTTGGTTTCTTTCACAGCATCGTATCTTGGCTGGCTTGGAGTGGCATCTGCTTCGTCTGTATTCTTAGGTCCTAGGTATTTGTGTACAAAAACATCGGTACCGCCCACAGTGAACATTTCCACCACGGTGTTGTCTAAGAATGTGTAGTCATTTCCCTTTTCTGGTTTATAAAGACTTAATCTTGGCATATACATATATTTATCGGACGATAAATATGTATAAGGAAAACTGTATGAGCGATTTAACAACACAGAAACAAGAAGTGTATGACTATGTTTATACCAGCCTAGGTGGCGGTATGGTAGACGTAGAATTAGACCCTAATCACTACGAAACAGCCCTAACAGATGCATTAGATAGATTCCGTCAAAGATCGGACAACTCTGTGGAAGAAAGTTACATGTTTTTGCCTCTAGTACAGGATCAAAACGATTACACACTTCCAAATGAAGTGATAGAAGTAAGACAAATCTACAGAAGATCGATAGGTTCAAGATCGGGTGGAGGCGATGGTGGTACATTGTTCGAACCATTCAACCTAGCATACACAAACACCTATCTATTAGCAAGTTCCAACATGGGCGGTGTTGCAACTTATGATATGTTTGCTCAATACCAAGAATTAGTAGGAAGAATGTTTGGTTCTTTTATAGAATTTAAATGGAACACAACAACCAAAAAATTAACGATACTTCAAAGACCAAGACAAGGCGAAGAAGTGTTATTAGAGGCTTACAATTACAGACCAGATTCGGAATTGCTTAAAGATTATTTGGCAAAAAAATGGTTAAAAGATTACACACTTGCAAAATGTAAGTACATGCTAGGTGAAGCAAGAAGTAAATTTAACACAATAGCAGGTCCACAAGGTGGAACATCACTGAATGGTGATGCATTGAAAAACGAAGCCTTAGCAGAGATGGAAAGACTTGAAATAGAAGTTAAAACACAAACTAGCGGTGGTCAAGGATATTCATTCGCAATTGGTTAAGTCTTAGTTGACAATTTACTAAACATATAGTAATATACACTATATGAAACATCATCTTACTCCTTTATTTTCGGTACCGTTATATCAAACAGTTTTAGATCCCTTAGATCCTATTGAAGAATCATGGATTAAAAATTTAGAATTTCCTTCACAAAGTGTTGGGCTGTACAAAGCAGAAAACGAAGAACCAAAAAATGCAGGAATGCAAGTGTTGAATCAACCTCAATTAAAAAATCTTAGACAACAGATATTAAAAGTGATGAAACATTTTGTTAGCGATGTATTAGATATTGAACAAGATTTTGAATTGACAACAAGTTGGGTAAACAAAAATGGAAAAGGCGATCATATTATTCAACATTCACACCCAAATGCAATGATCAGTGGAGTGTATTATGTTGAAAGTGATGACACATCTGCTCCGATCATATTTAACAAGCCTTATTTTTACACAAATCTTTTTCACGACACAGTCAAACCAACTTTTAAAAATAAAAATAATAATCAATTCAATTTAGACTATTACGGTTTAAAGCCTAAAAAAAATGATCTGTATATGTTTCCATCTTGGTTGGAACACACAGTGCCGCCGCAAGATGCAGACAAAGATAGATTAAGTCTAGCATTTAATTTCTTTGTTAAAGGCAAGGTAGGAGTAGGAACAACACAATTACAATTATGATTATAGGAATATGCGGACTGATAGGTTCAGGCAAAGATACCATCGCTGACTTTTTAGTAAAAGAAAAGAACTTTCAAAAATTATCATTTGCTGACAAATTAAAAGACAGTGTGGCTGAAATGTTTGATTGGGATAGACAACTGTTGGACGGAAAAACAGATGAAAGTAGAGCATGGCGTGAAAAATCTGATGAATTTTGGAGCAAAGAAATGGGTAAAGATATTACTCCCAGACATGTGCTTCAAGTGTTTGGCACAGAATGTATGCGTGATGGGTTTTATAATGGTGTGTGGGTAAGTTTAGCAAAAAAGAAAGTTTTAGATAATCCAAACATTAACTGGGTAATACCCGATGTGCGTTTTGAAAATGAAGCCACAATGATTAAAGAAATTAACGGAGAAGTATGGTGGGTAAAAAGAGGACAACTGCCATTATGGTTTAAAATGTATCAGGACATTGGAAAAGAACCCAAAGATGTACATCCTTCTGAATGGGCATGGGCAAACACAAATTTTAATACAGAATTATCTAATAATGGCACCATTGCTGAACTTAAAAATCAGGTACAAGATCGCCTTGTTGCCAACGGATTCCTTCAAGGTGCAACGATCTCTGGCAGTTAGCACACACTGTTTTTAAATTATTAAACTTACAATTATTAAGATTACTGTCCACATGAAACACGTTAAATTGTTGTTTATACTTGCTGGAATGTCCACATTTATCACACTTTGTTTTAGTTCTATATCCAGCAATATACCATTTGGGTTGATAACCGCTGGGTCCTCCATGCTTCAAACACATCTCACATTGCTTTCTATAATAAGTCTTATTGCCTTTTTTATAGTTCACAGCACAAGGTCTTTGGTTACATTTAATGCATAATGGTCTCATACGAATGTATTTACCTGCCCTTTTTAACCCCTTTTTTAATAACACTTAATACGGCTTGATTTGACACATTGTCATAAATACTAGCAATATAAAGTTTTACACTTTAATAGGAGATAAAAAGATGGCATTAGTTTCACCAGGAGTACAAGTTAGTGTAATAGACGAAAGTTTCTACACACCAGCAGAACCGGGCACAGTCCCTATGATTTTCGTTGCTTCGGCAACAGACAAAACAAGCAGTTCCGGAACAGGAATAGCACAAGGTACAACAGCCGCTAACGCAGGCAAAGTGTACTTGATGACTTCTCAAAGAGAATTAGCAGAAACATTTGGTGATCCAATATTTAAAACAGATGCCAATAATAATCCTATCAATGGTGGTGAAACAAACGAATACGGATTACAAGCGGCTTACAGTTATTTAGGTGTTGCCAACAGAGCATACGTTGTGAGAGCAGATGTTGATCTAGGTCAATTAGAAGCAACAGCAACAGCACCAGCGGCAAATCCAGAATCTGGAACTTATTGGTTTGACACAGCAGTTTCAAAATTTGGAATATTTGAATGGAATAGTGCTTCAGCATCAACAACAGGTGGACAAACTTTTAGCAACAAAATTCCTCACGTAATTACAAGTGCAACACTTTTAAGTGCAGGTGTTCCAAAAACTTCATTTGGACAAGCAGGCGATTATGCAATCGTGGCAACAACAGATGCCAACGAAATGTTTTACAAAAAATACGATGGTAGTTGGGTAGGCGTAGGTTCAACGGCTTGGGTTGCATCAAATCCAACTGTGTTAGGATCAACAGCAACAACAGGTTACACAGGAACTATTGGTTCAGGAACAACTTTCACAATCACTATTAACGGTGGTGCAACAACAATCACAACATCAGGTACAACAGCAACAGCAGTGGCTTCAGATATTTCAGGTGCAGGTGTTACAGGTTTATCAGCAAGAGTAGTAGGCGGAATATTAGCAATCTATTATGATGGATCTAATGACGCTGACATTCAACTTGGATCAGGTACATTAGACATAGCAATAGGTTTAGGTATTGCAACAGGAACATATTACGTTCCAGCATTACAAACTGCTCCGCACACTTCAGTACCAGCATTTAAATCAACTGATACAAATCCAAGACCAACAGGTTCTTTATGGGTTAAAACAACAACACCTAACTCAGGTGCGAAATGGTCAGTTAAAAAATTCAACGGTACAACAAAGTTATGGGAAGACATAACAGCACCAATTTATTCAAATGCCGAAACAGCTCTATACAATCTAGATAGAACAGGCGGCGGATTAAATCTTGCTGTAGGCAATTTATACATTGACCATGACACTGGATCAACTGCGTTAGAGCAAACAATTTTAAGAAGAGAATCTACAGGTTCAACAAAAGTTACAGGTACAGCAATCACAACAGGTATCACAGCAGGTAGCAAAACATTTACTATTGCTGAATCAATTGTAGGACAACTAGCATTGAACTCAGCAGTAACAGTTAGTGTAACTCCAACAGGAGCGGCAACTGATGCTGATTTAATAGCAGGTGCTATTAACGGTTCAGGATTCACAAACATTGTGGCAAGTGTTGATTCACAGAACAGAGTTTCAATCGAACACAACGACGGTGGTGAGTTTGAAATTGTTGACACAAGCGGTACTTTGGGTGAAGCAGGTTTCACTGGTTACAACTATGTTACCAAGGCAGGTACAGCAAACTTGTACACAACAAGCACTGGATTCAGAGCAAGTAACTGGAAAATTTTATCATACACAGCAAGTGCCACAGCAGTTACAACAACTGCGGCAAATGGACAATTATGGTACTCATCAATTGTTGATGAAGTAGACATTATGTATCACAACGGTACAGAC